TCGCTGTATTCAGCAGCGATGTAGTCGCTCATAGTCGCGGTGACTTGGCTATAGGTTACGTTCAAAGGAGTGACGTCTGTCTGCGGAACGCGAACAGTTGCAACGCCTTTACCGATTTTTGGGAATTTTACAGTGTTCCCCTGAACGCCAGTGCGTGTGCGGCAAGTGCCACGCAACAGGGCTTCAGCTTGATATGCCTGCTTTACCTCTGACTCAAACAGGGTAACGAAGGCCGTAGTGACATTCTGCGCCATAGCAGAACCCTCCATAAAGAGTTTTGACCAAGCGCGATCCGTTATCCTGTGAGGGCGGTCGCTTGCGCGGTGATGGCCGCGCCACCAGTGGTATCAACCACAAGAGACGGGCCGCGCAAGCGGTTATCCGACAGGGGCAATCATAAACCCAAACGATAGCTTTAGCAAGAAATTATCCTTGCGAGGCCATCCATTGCTTTTCAATGCGCGATCGGAACGCAGTGTCTGTCCGCCATCGAGGATCAGCGATAGCGGCTTCCAGATCCTCGCGCGTCATATCTGGCGATTGTGCCGAGACTTGTGTCGGGATCCCCTCGTTCGTCAAAGCCTGGTGATATTTCAGGAACGCATTGATAGCATCCGCGCTGTCCAGGCTGTTGGCGATTGCCTCGCGCTCGTTGTTGTTGAGCGGCGCCTTCATCAGCAGGCGCTCGGCCATCTGGATCTTTTCAGTAGCACGCTCGCCCAGCTTCTGCATTTCCTGGTTGCGATCATACTCGAGCTGCTGCGCTTGCTCGCTGCTCAGTTGGAGAACACGCGAAGCAAGATCCTCGAAAGCAGCCTGGCTAATGCCGTTTTCTTTGGCCCATTCTTGATACGCACTGACAGTAGGATCATCTGGGTTGAGACCCGCATCCACCAGGTCTTTAAGATTGTAACCATTCTCTGGAACTTTGTGCTTACCTTGGCTAAATTTCTTCTGAAGCTCATTGTAGCTCTTTGCTAACTTTTCAACGTCAGGTCCATCCTCATCCCAAAACTTTTCGGGATAGTAATCAGGGCGCGTTAGTGGTTCATCGTCACTCTTTGCCGTTTTGGCGGGAGTGATATTGCTTGGTTCAGGATCGTGAAGCGGGATCGGAGCCTCTTGAGGCTGTGCAGACACATCTTCTTGGGCCTGGGGGCTGAGGAGCGGGGCGTCAGCTGAGACGTTATCCCGTCCTGCAATTTCCTGGTTATCCATTATTCGGTTCTCTCTATACGTTTTTCGATCATGCGGACGATCTCGGCCATCCCAGTCCTGACATATCCATAACTATGATCTTCGCCTGGATTCCAGGTTGGCCTCTCGATTGTAATTGACCGAAGGTGCAACAGCACCTTCTGGCCCTCTTCAGACTTGAACACGCGCCCATATAGGATATCGAGATCGTCCGCTTGTCTTGTCTCTATCCTGGGCTGCTCGATCAAGCCATCCCATCCCTCTTCCATTATACCATTGCTCCCGCCATCGCACCGCCATCACTCACAGCACCAGGCTGTGCGGGTTGCTGCGCCGCCATCATGGCTTGCTGCATCTGCATCATAATCTGTTCTTGTTCTTCTGGGCTGTTCAGAATGTTCTGATCGATCCCCAGCCGCTGCGCGATAAACGCAAGAACACGCGGCACTGAGATTGACGCTTGACCTTGTGGGCCCATAGCGTTTGCGATTTGCATATACTGAACGACATCATTGATCTCCTGGAGCTTCTGCGCCTGGGCAAGAGGAGATACAGGCGTCACCTTTACCTCGGCGCCATTCACCCTCAACGGTAGATCAATCAAGCCCTGTTGATCCAGAACGAAGAGCGTGCGCGAAATAATCGGCACCATCGTTTCTGTAATCAAGCGGCCAAATGCGCTTCCCAAGTTTGTTGCCAATTCCCTGGTGCGCTCAGAGATCTCTGTGGCTGATCGAGCAGACATATTGTCTGGCGGCAACGTGTCGTCCATCATAATCTTTTTGATGTTCATACGCAGATCATTGATGACGATCTGGCTAGTGTTAAAATCCCCCGCCCGTGGCAGCGGCGCGAGGGAGGCGCCGTTGGGGCCGCCATTCCTGGCTACCGCGACAACTGCGCCTGGCTGGATCTTGATGTTTTGAGGGTTTAGGACACCATCATCCGCAGCCGTATAAACACCCGCGATCGAGAGCGATGCGTTCTTCAGCACCAGCTCGAGCGTTTTGTTCAATGTCTTGATGTCCGCAATGGCCGTGACCAGCGGCCCCCGCCCATACACCTCACCAGCGACCTTCATGTAACGCGACACGATAAACGGGCTCGATCGCATCTCACGATAAAACAGCTCTTGTTTCTTGGCTGGCCAGAAAACGTGATAGTGATAGCGCCCAGTTTCCTGGTCAAAGATCACCGCATCGCGCAGATCTAGCTCTTGATCCGGGCGGCGCTCGATCGCCTCTGCCAGCTCGGCTGTCATTTGCGCCCCAGGGAACTCACGCATCACGGCCTCGGCCTTTACGCGCAGCTGGCGATAGACGTTATCGACACTGCCGTTTGCACCTTCCTCGATCGCCACCAGGTATTGCGGGATCGGGTTGAAGCGAACAGGCGTTACCTCATCGCCAGGCGTAATCATCATTACTGCCGTGCCGACAGCCAGATCGAGCAAGAACTCGCCCATTGCCAGATCAAAGTTTGTCTGACGCAACGTCTCGAACAGCCGAGTGGTATAGTTGTCAAAGATCTCCTGGGCGCGAACCTGGTCTTGCTCAGGGATCTGCGAGCCTGCCTCGAGGCGGCACCATGTTTTATAGGGCGGGAACAGGCCAGCCTGTAAGCGGTTGGCAAAGCGCTGGGTGGCGTGGATCGCTGTTGAGTCAAACACGCGCGCCATCTTTGCTTTACCTGCTACGCGGCCCTCGTAATACCCCGAATATAGGTTGCGCTGGGGTAGAGCGAACTCATAGCAATCCTCGTAGATAGAGCGCCATTCATCTTTGCGGGCCTGGGCCTTGGCCTCGCGCTCCATCAGCTCTTTCACATTCAGTCTAGGCATCTCGGCTCTCATTTCTCTTACTTATTGCGGCTGCCTTCTTCCTGGCGTCGGCCTTCGATGACGCGCCCCAGGCGCGCAATGACAGCAATAGCCTGGTGGGGCGCCCCTTCTCGTCACGTTCTGGGCCATCATTACCAGCCATCCGCGCCAAGAACGAAGCGCGTCGAGGATTGTCTCCCGACTTGACTGGAGATTTTAGATTGGCGCCTTCTGTGCGCTTGAAATACTTGCGGCCAGCTTCGTTTAGCCCGCCGCTTGGATTCTGATAGCGCTTGGCAACCATATCGCCACCTATCGACCGATACGGATTACAGCCGTGCCGCTTGTATAGTCGCCAGTTTTAATTCCCGCGCGGTAAACGACGACAGGCTCAGGATCGTGGCCATAGGTCTCGATGGGGGCCGTGAATGTATCCACGTCGCGCCATGTAGAGCCCTGGTCAAAAGACCGCTGAACGGTGACAGTCCCAGAGAAGGTGCCCGAGATCGAGAAGTTAAATTCGCCCTGGGTATAAAGCCCATCCGAAAACGTATTTTGCGCAGAAATGCTGGCTTCGACGAGGCCGATATCCTTATCAAGAATTGCCATTTAGTTGCTCCTTTTTGGTTTGGGCTTCTCGCCTTTTTCGATACGGCGCATTGTCCCGAATACATAGGCTTGCTTTCGCTCACCCTTTAGTCCGAGCCGCTCGGCGCTTAGGAGCAGCTTTTTGTGCAGTTTTTTTGGCATCGGAAGCCCCTTTCTTCGGCTTGGCGTCAGCCGCCGGGGCCTCGATCGGCTCCGCAGCGGGCACCTCAGTAAGGATCTTGCGGAAGATTCGCGGATCTTTTTTCGTGTTAGTCATAAGAATCAATCCATCTTGACGCCGAAGGTGTCACCCTGCGAGCCCAGGCGCGTGTTCGTGCCAAGGCGCCCAGGGGCCATCAGCAGGCGCAGACCGCCCGTGCGGCGCGCTCGGTTGCGAGCGGCAATCTGGGCAGCCTCTTCGCGCGTTTGAGCCTCTGCTAGAGCTTCTGCGCGCTGTTGCGCCTCAGTGACGCCAGCTGGCGTGCTAGGCTTTTTGCCAGCTCCGCTGATTGCTGCGCCCGCTGCCAAACCAGTTGCAAGTGCTGCTAGTTGTGCCATTATCTGATCCTCGTCATCATGTAGTAATCCTCACCCTCAGGCCCAAACTGGCGCATGAGGCTCTCTTGCTCAAAATACACGAAACGCGCAAATTTGTAAGCTGTGTAATTAGACTTCCGCACGGCTATCTGAAGGCGTCTAACATTGTATTCCTGCTCTATCTGCGCAAATATATGCCTTCCGCCCTTCACTAGCGCTATCGCATTTTCATCGATGCCAATGCCTGGCAGCATCCAGACCTCGGCCACGCCAGGCCACATCGGG